CCGCTATCGCTAACTGAAGTCGAACTGGATGCACTATGGTTATGTGCAGGTATATCAGCCGTTGTCAGTGTGTAACTAGCGACGGTGCCGGTTACAGCTTGCGAGGCAAAGGCTGTTGTAAATGCAACTGAACCGCCAGAAGACGCTGCGCCAGATACGACACGAAGCGCCTTATTGTCGTGCGTCGTTGATTTTGTCCAACCTGTAGGCGCTGTTGTTTGAGCAAACAGCATCGCCGTGCCGGATGGAATATTATCCCATGCGCCGGTAAAGCTGGTTGCGGTAACAGAACCTGTAAACGTAGAACCGCTTGAGTTTATTGTTAAGCGTGTGCCAGCGTTAGTCTTGACCGTAAAATTGCGGTCGTCATTAATTGAGAACGTAGAGTCAGTAGAATTCGCCGACATAATTGTGCGAGCAACACCATTATTAGATAGCCAAATAGACCCCTCGTTACCCACGTCTAACGCAGCGCCAGGCGATGTCGTCTGAATCCCAAGATTATTATTTGCGTCGATAATGACAGGCGTTGTGTCAGGGTCATTAACATTTTGGGCGACAAAAATAGGCCCTGTGCCTGTCTGCACAATTTTAAGCGCCGCGCCGCTGGACGATGAGTCAATAATGACGTTGCCTGACAAAACTGGCGATAATGCCGTCGTTGGCGCTGAGATANTATCAACCGTCCAAATTTCAGTATTATTAGCGTCGCATAATTTGAACTTATACGTCGCCGCGCCGAGCCATATATTAGCCTCGCCCCGCGCGTTTAAAACAACAGGGTTAGTATTAGCCGTTGCGCCTGTGCTGTCCGTATAGGTAGGCTGCGGTGTGGTCGTGCCAGCATTATAAGTATANAATAAGCCGCCAACAAGCGGTGCGCCTGAAGCGTCCAAAAATTGCATTTTTGCTACAGGTGTGAGAACAGTCATTTAAGCACCTACAATACTTGTGACGGTCAGAATGGCCGATGGAATAGCTGGAACAGGACTTGAACTAGTAAACGCGGCAATTTGAACATTCGTATTATCTACAGACCACATAAGACGAAAATAATCACCTTTTTGAAGGTTTAGCACAAAATTCCATGCAGCAACAGACGCTGCGCTAGCGNNTTGTAAAGTTACTTTTGTGCCCGAATAAGGCACCGCCGTTCCATTAACGTCGGCCCATATATAGACATTTTTTGCCGTAGCGTTTGTGCTAACTAATTGTAAAGAAAATTGAAAGTTGTATGTGCTTGTATTATCTACATATATAAGCGATGTAGGCGACCCGCGATAAACGCCAAATTGAAGAATGTTATTAGACGCGTCAACATACGCGCTATTAAATGTGACAGCATATGCCGTATTTATCGCCGCCGCGCTTTGCGTTGTTGTATCATAATATGATCCATAACGCTCGCCAGCCTGCACAGCTTGGTAAATATTAAACAGCCATGTATACCATGCGCGGGAAACGTAATTTGTAGCTTTATCAATAAATTCTACGCGCGGTGCAGGTATCTGAGTATTATTAGGGTTTACATTAGGCATTGGTGCCGTCCACATGCAGCTCCGCGCCCATAACGGCTATCTTAACTGGATCAGTGCCCGACACCTCATACACGCGGTCACGGAGTTTAGTCGTCATGCCAAGACGCCGCCAGATCGTACGATAGCCGGTCTGTCCTATGCGGCCCATAGATTTCCAATGCTCATTAGACCATGTATGCCCGCCATCGTCGGACCATCGCAGCATAACTTGTGGGTCAACACCAGGCGCTAAAGGAGCGCTTTGAGCCAAGATATAACTACCTGACTCAGTAATTAATAAATCCCCTGCTTCTGTCGCAAGAATAGCGTTATCTAAATATAAACTATCAGCGCCTGATAGTCCGACGCCAGCTTCACAATCAAGTTGTAGGCTATGTTGAACCGTGCGATTTAAGTCATTTTGACCTGTCGGCAATGCGCGCCATGAACGCAACCATTTTTGTAATGTTCCAGCTTCTGAATAGACATTCAAATCATACGCATATATCACCCCGGCGCGATAATCTCCGATGACATTTTCATTATTAAAAAACATCTGGCTGCTACCGCGCTGCCGCGTAAACTTGTCATTATCCCAGCCCGCGCGTTCATGCCATGTTTGCGTTGCTACATCATAAACCCATGTCGTATCAGCCGTAGGAAAATTCAGCACATAAAACGAATGACCATCTTGCTGGTATGTATAGGCAACAGCGTCAGAAATTTGATTATATTGTTGAATCTGCCATTCAACAGCGTGCGTAGAAATACGTGTGCCCGAATAGCCATTAGACCGATAAACAATACCTTTACCGCGCTGATCAGTTCCAAGCCAGAAGATGCCATTGTCGAGCTTGGCGACAGAATATGCCGCTGCGCATCCAATTTCGTTAAACGCACCTTGAATACGCGCTAATGGGAATGTCGGCAGACCAGCGTCATACCAGACCTCGACTGTATAAGAACCAAACAACCAAACTTCGCGGTGGTCAACGATCAGCGTGACAAGATTGTCAGGAGCGCCATCAGCCGCCGCATAATTTAAAGGTTGTATGGTTAAACCATCTTGAAGATTGGACACCCAAAAATTCTGCGTTCCAGGCTGGTTATAAACAAAATATCCGTCAAGATAACCAACACCTACAGCGCCAAAAAAATTAGCGCTTGTGATTTGTGAAAATGTATTTGACGACGTGTCGTAAATATATCCGTTAGCGCCAGCAGCAACATATACTTGTGTATTGTTATTAGATAAATTTACTTGCCCTGTTCCAGCAACCGCGCCTAGATATGTCGGACGCCAGCTTGTATCTACACGATATAGCCCATTTCCAGAAACGACGTAGCCATAGTTGCCATAAGCCCATAGACCTCTAATAGGCCCAGATCCTACGTTAGCAAGAAATCGAAGCCCCGGCGCGCGTTGAAGCCACGCCGCCTCTTTACCGCCTTCAGGTATAATTTCAGGGTAAAGATTAACCATACGAGCATCAGCCGCATTAGGGCTACGCGTAACGTATGATGAGCCGAGGATAGGCGTCTTCATTAATAATTGCCAGCATAAATGTTAAAGCGCTGACGACGCTGCATCATGCTGTAAGGCAGAGCCATTACGTCGTCAGGATTATTGACGCGCTTCAGATCGCGTTTTGACGCCATAGCAATACGGCTAACTGTAGGCGGCGGTTCGACACCAAACTCCGGCGCGATCTCGCAAGCAAGATTATACCTAAAGGCTCGTAAATACCCCGGCGGAAATAACAATGGTGTTGCTAATGTCGCAGGTATATCAAGCGTAGATACAGAGATAAAATGCCATTCCAACACGCGTGTCGGAACCGGATAAATGCTCATCGTAATGTTAGGGTATGTCATGTTGACAAAAATGACCTGCGGATAAGTGCTGGTCACTGTCTTGACGGCAATACCATCATATTGTTGTTGATTAATAAGTTTAATGCCAAACGAAACGTTTGTTGACGGATCTCTAAAATATGTCGCGTCATCTAACCGAATTGGACGATTACCAACAAAATCACCGGTAGGCCCAAGTGTCTGAACACGAAAGTTTGGCGTCCAAAGAAATGTCTGATCTTGCGTGCAAAAAACAGATAGACGCTCGGTATTCCAAGAATCTATCATCTGATTTAGTGCTGTCAGGGAATCATTAGCTGTCTCTGAAGAAGGCGTTTCACCTTCAGCCAACATCCCTATCAGTCTCAAGGCCCCGCAGATCTGGTCGTATGCTGTTGTCATCGTCTACCTTCGGTCTGCGTCCACGCCGCAAAACTATAGCATTGGTCGGTTCTTCAGTCACCTCAGTAGGGTTAAATAGTTCCCATCCTCGCTCTTCGTCATGCGTCACTTCCATATCAGAGGTGGCAACTTTGACGCCGTGCTTTGGGTGTCGAAGATAAAAAACAGCCATAAAAACTCCTATGGGAGGGCCAGGCGACCCGTAGGTCGCCCGTGGTATTAGTATTAAGATGCTACTAGCGGAATTGAGAACCACTGAGCTGCACTATAGGCCACAAACATAACTGAGGTTTTAGCAGCCATAGAATATGCAGTGCCAGAAGTNACAGCATTAATAGCCGCGCTGTTACCGTCATTAGCTGAGTAAACTTTAAGGATAGCGTTAGCCGTATCATCATTTTTTANGATGACAACAAGACCTGCAACGCCTGTTGGCAATGCAACGCCTTTAGTTCCGTCAGCAGCCGTAACCCAGCTAAAACCAGCGCCAAGAGCGGTAGCTGTAGCTTGGTTTGTGCCTGCTGCGGCTGGTTTAGCAACAGCAAGATTTAACGTAGACGCCGTAACAGCGCCTGTGATTGTTGCGCCTGTGACCGTTGGGTTTGTAATGACAGCGCCGTCGATAGTCGTGCCGCTTACAAGCTGTGGATCAGAGTAGGCAACACCAACTGGTTTGGTATTGACCATTTTAATCTCCTAAAAGAAAAGAGTGGGCCAAAGCCCACCCTATTAAGCGACGCGGTAACCAACCCAAGTAGCTGCCGCTGTGCGAACAAAGCGGAAGATGCCAGAGGTGACAGCAGCAGCCGAAGCTGAATTGATGGCAAGATAAACGTTACCAACAAACGTGACGCCTGTGTTAACAGCAAGGTTAACAACGTCGCCGCTGGTCGTTGAGATGTTGATAATAGAAACATCAAACGTGCTGCCAATCTTAGCGTTCGTCAGCAGAGCATCCAACTGCGCGCCCGTTGGAACGGTCACGACAGAAGCGCCTGCGCCGCCACTTGCAACAGTAATAATGCCTGACGTAGCTTGAGCTGCCGTAAGCGTATTAGCTGCGCCCGTTAGAGCTGTAATCGAGCCTTGGTCGTTCAATACCTGTTCATTAAGGTTGCCATCGCCTAACTGATAGCCACCACCGACTGAAGGAAGTGCCATGTGATTTAACTCCTAAATTGCGAGAAAGAAGGGGCTTTCGCCCCCTCTTATTAGCCCCAAAGACGAGCGGCCATTACCGGACGGATCGCGCTGTAGCCATACAGCACGTCAATACGGCAAGGCATACGGTCATTGTTGATGTCGTATTGGCGGACAATACGCAACGAAATGCCGTTGTGAACCTGACGCGAAGCCATATCAACACCTTGTGGAAGGAGAAGATCGGCAGTCGCGAAAGAGATCGCGTCTTTGTGATGGATCAAGTTCTGTGGATACGTCGTCGAAGCAGCGCCGAGGAATGTGATAGCAGCGCCCGAAACAGGGAAGCTGTTGACGGTTGCTAGAGCGTTTGTTGACGTATAGATCGCAGGAGAGATCGACACGCTCGAATAAGCAGACGACGCAGCGGTGTTAGCCGCAGTTACTACGAACTGCTGAAGCGAACCAGTTGACTCACGGGTCTGCGGGTTGACAGCATACACACCAGCGATGGTGAACACGTCACCAACAGCAAGTGTTTCACCGGTCGTTGCACCGCTGATGCCAATCGTTGACTGACCCTGCGTCGCAACAGTCGTCGTTACAGTGTAAGACGCTGAAGTATTACGCGAGCCGGTCGTGAACTGACGGATCGACTGCGTCATGTTCAGCTCGTCGTAGCCAAGGATACCTTCGCCCATCAAGCCGTTTTTGAACTGCTTGCTGATGGTATCAACTGGGTTGAACAAGCCTTTCATGCCTTCGATCAGACCAGCGTTAGCGGCTGGGTTGACGGCGACATAACGCTGAGACATTGGCGTAGCGAACTCGTTCAGCTTCTGGTTGCCCTGAAGAAGAACAAGCGACGTAGCAGGCGTNGTGCCTGGCGTGCCAACAGAGTTNTAGATCTGCTGATAAGCNTTAGCGACGTCCGCGTCGATGCTGGAAGCAAGCTGAGAAATACGTGGCTTAAGCACGCGTTCAGCAAAGTCGTCCAACTGCATCGTAAGTTCGGCAGACGTAAAGTTCACGCCAATGTGCTTCTGTGAAGAAACCGTCAAAGTCGTGTATTGCTCGTTGTCGTCCTGAACCTGAAGAGCAGCGCCGTCCGTGACCAAAGCGCGGTCAGGAAGACGGATACGGAGGGTCGAACCGATNTTAGCGCCTTCGACGGCAAAGCTGTCGTCATACTGGCGGTTGACCGTGCGGGTGATTACAAGATTGTTCTCCAGAATTTCCAGAGCCTTTCTCGTAATCATATCAATTGTTAAGAGTGAATTGCTCATTTTATGTCACCTATCTGCGACGTTGAGCCTCTAACTTCCTAANTTGCCGCTGTCTATCCGCTTCAATCCATTCAGATGTAGACATTGATTTCATTGACCGGGGGTCAGTTGTATCATACGTCGGGGCACCAGATGAACGCGGAGCAACAGGAGCAATAGGAGCAGGGGCAGTTGA